TTTTTGAAGACGTGAAGATACTAACCCAATATACTTGGAGTCAATCAAATCCATTACAAATTAGATATTACTTTGTCTTCTCAATTCTAACAGATTCGTCGTTTGGTGTCAAGATGTCAACGACTGTAGTTGATTGAGAAAATATGAAGGATATAATAATAACTGCTCCAACAAGAATCCAACGAAACTTTACAAAGTCTTCTATTTTTGCCTCTAGTTTTTCAATTCTAGAATAAACTCTTTCATGGTCTTTCTTATTTTCTTCCTTCATTTCATCAATTTCTTTCATAAAAACTTGATCGTTTTTAAGAGTTTGATCAATTCTAGCATCATGTTTAGTTAAAATATTGGCAATCGTACTATTTGCTTCGGATATTTTATCTACTGCTGCTTCCAATTTATCAAGCATTTGTCTAGATAAATCTTCGTAAATATTAAATTTTGTTTCTAAAACGTCCAACTTTGCCAAGTCAGATCTTCTAACTGAGAATGGTGACATAATTTTTTTCCGTAGTTATGTTGTTATATCACCTAAGAATTTTAAACCATTACTATTATTTATTTTTATTTTTTCTTTTGCTTTTTTTGAAGTCCTTTTCTATATTCTGGGGGAAGTCTTCTCATCATTCTGGAACGACCATCAAGTGGTTTATCGTATCCTGCTGTTGGTCCAGGGTCAAATCCTTGAGAACTTCCACCAAATCCAGCTTTACTTGGAGTGCTGGAGGTAGTCATACCCTCCTCTTTAAGAGTTCGGATAATATTAAGTATTTTATCTAATTTATCCATTAAATTTTCTCCAAAAGAGATAAACAATATTCATCTTCTTTAATATCATTTACGCCAGACTTTGGATATTCTGGTATTCTCCCTAAAAACATTAAAAAACTTTTTAATGATGGCCACAATTCTTCTTCCATATTATAAAAAAGTAATGGAACTGCAGCCTCATCAAATACATTAAAAAGGACAATTAAATGATTTAATACTAAATGAACTTTAATTACACCAGTATTTTTATATCGTTTTAATAATCTTTTAATATATTTAATTCGTTTCAAATCATCCTCAAAGTCATCTACTGTGAGTGCTTGAGGATTATTGTAGAATTTTATCGCAAACAACATATAGTTGTTTTTATTCAATTCATCAAATTTCATTTATTATCAGCTTTCTGGGAATCTGCTATCATCGTCAGCATCACCAACTATTGAACTTCCAGCAACCAAAGTTTCTGACTTAACTCTGAAATTTCCATGCATATCAGTATAGGTTGTAACACCAACCCATCCAGCATGAGTAACTCCGTAAGCACCTGCCTTTCCACGAACTGTTGTAGTAGCAGCAATTCCTACCTCTAATGTAGACACACCAACAACAGTTGTGAATACTGGATTAGCAGAGAATCCAGTAGTCTTAGATTCTGGTGCTCTGTAAATTGAATCAACAACAGTATATAAAGGTTCTTCTGAAATAAAATATGATGTTCCTGAAGGTACTGTAGTTAAACCTGAAACAAAACCATCAGTAGATGCAATAGAAAGGGTAGTTGATGTAACACCAACTATTACAGCATATCCATATGTTGCACCAGCACCAACTGTGATAACATCACCAGATGAAACTACTGAGGTAAAGGTAGTTACACCAGTAGCACCTACTACAGTTTTGGTGGTAAGATTGACAGAAATTGTTCCGTCTGAATAAACTAAATCTTTATTGCCCCAAAGAGCCATGTTCTTTACCCTTTAAACGATTTCCTAGGAATTATTTATAAAAATAAAAAAGGAGACCTTTAAAGGTCTCCTTATGATCAATTATTTGTATTTACTCAGGGAGTTGGATCTTGTCCACCTCTTTTCTTAGCAAATTCTCTTGCCTGAAGAAGAACAAAAGAAACAATACCGTTTGATTTAAATGCTGGGATAGCACCAAGAAGTTCGGAAACAACAAGTAGAAGAGTTGCTACTGCTGCTTCGTTAGCAATAATCCAAGCCCAGAGTGCTGCTACTGACATGGGATTTACCTCCTAATAAGGTAGTGTATAACTATTTATCAACGACCGTATCTACGTCTCTTATTTGCTGGATTATGTGAAGAACGAGCCCATTCAGAATCAGACATTGATCCATATCTTGGATCATCTGCTACAGATGGTCTACGTCTTCTAACAGAGGGTCTTTGACTTCTAGATCTCCAATCACCACCCTCTCTTGCTCTATCACTTTCTCTATCAGATTCTTCTTCAGAAACCATTTCACCTTCTAGTTCATAAGACTGTTTCATCAATTCTGCTTCTTGTTTTCTTCTATTCTGTAAATTTCCCTTTATTGTTCCTGGTTTTGCAGCCCCACTGCCAGTAGTAACATCCCTTCTATCTTTTTTCATAGTATCAGACGCCCATTTAAAAGGATTTAATGCATCAAGAAACTCATCAATCTGCTCACCGTCAACAGATTTTTCTTCCTTTGAAACTGCTAAAATAATAGGATTCTTAACTCCAAGTGCGGCACGAATTCTATTCTTAATTACATTTTTTTCGGCATACTCACCTCTTCTATCATCATCACATCCACCCTCTTCCTTTGCTTCTTCTACCTTTTCAGGGAGACCTTTGTGCTTAGTCTTAGCAAAATCACGGAGTTTCTTTTCACCCATCTTTGCCATCTTCTTAACTTCATCACTTGCTTCTGGCATTTCACCTCTAAGGTAAGCAAGTGCCATTCCAGCAAGTTGTTGCTGATTTTGACTTACTGCCTTCTCATAAAGAAACTGATGGAACATAAGTTGACCTTCACTCATCTCAGATTCAGAAACAAATGCTCCTGCTGGAACATATGAGGCCATTACACTATCAGTTTTTCCCAAAGATGGAAGAACGTCACACTTATTCTTTTTTCCCTTCTTCATTACATCTATTTTTTCGTTCTCTTCTCTTGTTTCATCTTCATCTTTTACTTCACCAATAAATTCAACAGATTCTTTACGAGTATCCTGACCATCAGGAGTACCACCCTTCTTACGTTGAATTGCGTTATGAACTACACCAGCATGTTCTTTAGAACTTGTCTCAACTTTTCCATCACCATCCCAATCCTTACCTGCTTTTACTGCAGCAGTCTGTTGTCCCTTAGACTTTTCACCCTCATAAGGAGTACCATAATCAGTCATTTCAACTGACTTAATATTTGGATTAAGTCTTAAATCATTGATTTTTTCACGGGTTGCATATCTAACATATGAACGACCATCTGTACCAACTACTTCAACTTTATATTTTCTTTCTCCTTTTGTATTAACAATCTGCTCTTCTCTAAAATAATTTAGAATATCTTCCTCAGAAATCTCTTGCTCCTTTTTTTCAACAAAAACTTGATAAAGAGCCTTTGCTATACTAGTGCTTGCATATGACTCAATATCATAACTTTCACCAAAAAGTTTTGCCCTTACAAGAGCCTTTTCTTGTGCGCCCATAGAACTGTTTGACATATATTGTGTGAATGCAGTTTGTAGTGGTAATTCTTCTCTTCTTGCTCTATAACGAATATCGTAAACTGCTTGCTTTACTTTATCTTGAGGATCAGAATTTTTCTTATCATCACCCTTTTCGTTATTAGCAGGTGCTGCTCCTGCCTCTGCCTGTTTAAATTTTCTTTGAGGCAGTTCTTCAGCAATATGCTTTTTCATTTTAGAATTAAAAAACTACTATTTCCTGTCTTTATTTATGAATTTTAGAATGCGGGAAGCTGAACTATTCTTTTTCTTTTTTGATTCACCACAAGATTCGTTTACATCCTTAATCCAAGACTTAAACATAATGTTATCTTCTGTTACACAAATAAGATAATTAGTTCCTCTACGAATAATTTTACCAATTAAACCTGTATTAATATTTTCTACAAGTTCTCCTAACTTAAATATATTTTCTTGAATATAATTCTCACGAAGAGATTGAAAATCATACTTTGGAGCAATTTCCCAAATGTAAGACTCTTTAATATTCATAGAAGCACGAACTGTATCAAACAATTCCAATGCTCTTTCTCTTGGAAAATCTGGTGGCAATCCTTCTCTAAACTTACGAAAATCACCTTCAGATGCGGCAAGTCTCATTCTCGATGCTGACATACCTTCTACACCTGAAGCATCAGGGTCTCTTTCACCAGCAGACAATACTTCAATATTATCAAATTGATATAGTTGTCCGTTATAGTTATTAGATAGTTTTTCAAATTCTTTAACTCTATCGGCACCACCAACAATTCTTACATTTGTATAACCATCATTATGTGCTTTCTTAAGAACATCAAAAATAGTTTTTGTATTGGCATCATTTACAATTCTTTCACTATGAGCAGGGAACATTCCTCTCATATATGAGACCTTTGTATCTGGGTCAAGAGGATTTTTTTTCTTATCTTGACTTCTTGATGGGTAAATGAGATATTCTCCACCCTCATCCTGAGATGCTGCTTGTGCCGCAATGTCCATCAGTTGCTGGTGTCCGATGGTTGGGGGATTGAATCTACCAAAGGCAACGGTCAGGGTTCCTTTGGTCTTGGGCACTGGTGGAGGTCCAACAGGTGCTGGTGGTTGCTCTACTGGTGCCTGCTGTGGCACTGGTTGTTGATCTACAGGTGGTTGTGCTGTATCTGCAGCAGTTGATTTCTGCTGTTGTGCTGGCATAGATGCCTGTGGATCATTATACTCAGATGATGGAATATTCTTTTCTTTTTCAGTTTGGTTTGGATCTCTTTCACCAACTCTTTGCCTTTTATTAAAGAACTGTAGTCTACCTTTTACAGTTTTTGCTACAAATTCTCCCTGCTTATACCACCCACCATGACCATCACCCTCTAGTCCAAGTTGCTTTGCTTGCTGTGCTGCAGCACTTGTTGCCTCTGATAGAAATTGGAAAAAAGTTTTCATTTAGTTATCTTTTATTTCTAAGTTCTGCCATAATTTGTTGCTTATTTGCAACTATGTAAAATAACATACTGTTTCTTATCTTTATATATTTATTCTTTACTTTTTGAGACTTTTCAGAATTGATTTTACTATCAAAATAAGAATAAAAATACTTTAAAAATTCGTCATATGTTCCACCAACAAATTTTTTTATTACATCTCTTAAAATATTTAAATCCATTTAACTAACCTGAAATCCCATTTTATCTGCACTTCTATTTTGGTCATTAGAAGTTCTAAGATATAGATTTCTAACAAGTTCCACACCACCATTAGATGAAGTAAAAGTTGGATATCCTGTAGTTGTTGATATACTCATTTTTACATATATAACACGACTTTCTTCCAAATATTTTTGAAATATTTTTTTTAAATCTGTATTTAAAGTACCCTGCTTTGACTGCTCCTGTATTATCTTTTCACATTGATATCTCAATTGCCCATAAGTAACGTTAGAAGGAGTTCCCATGGATCTTTTTGTTATAAACGGTTGCCATATAGAAATACTTTGTTGATCCAATTTAGTTGAAGATTTTGCAGCAGCATTATAATTTATTTGAGCATCATTTAATGCTGCAGGAGTTAGTGTATTTTCAAAAAGTTGAGCTGCAGAAAATGCTCCACGAATTACACTCTCACTTTTCAATATGCTTAATAAATTATAAGCTTTAGTTCCCTTCTCACTAGCAGTTAATTTACTATCAACAGAGTCTAATACTAATTGTGGTTTAACCTGATTTGAAACACCTTTTCCAGCTTTTGCAGATATTAAGTATTCGTGGTTACCGACTAATAATTTATAATCATATAATGCAACAGAACTCGGAGGCATGTATATTCTTGCACCACTAACTCCAGGTATAATGGTATTCAAAATTCCACGCCTAATTGCAGCAACTGGACCAGCAACTTCCCCAAAATAACTTTGAATAGATCCCCATGGAAATCCATCCATTTTTATGCCAGAAAAATTGTTAGTTCCAATTCTAGCATGTTCCATAACTTCAAATAAGTAATCATATAATTCTCCACTATATCCACCAGTCTCCCACCTATCACCAATTGATTTTATAACTTCATTGTAATAATTATCAACACTAGTATAAGTTCTATTATCAAGACCAAATCCTTCTGGTGAAAAGTCTATTCCACCAACTCTTCCTGGTTTAACAAACTTGTCAATATTTGCATAATAAATCGTATTATTATTTAAAAATTTAAATGCTGCTTTAGTATGCTCTTTTGTCATACTATCAATATAAGTTATTTTAACTCCCTTCTGTAAATTACCTGCAACAGAATATGTACCATTAGCATTTACTGAATAGTAAGATGCTGGAGTCTTAACTTCAGATTCTTTATCAGAACCTTTCCAATTATCTTGCCAGTTTCTAACACCACTTCTTGCCATTTTTATTTTTATTTATTAAAAAACCCCCTAGGGGGTTTTGGATTATTTACTACTCGTCAGCAACGGTACAAGGATGGTATTCACCAACAATGGCATCGATTTTATCATCAAACTCTTGAATCACTTTGCGAATATCATTAATTCGTTCTGAAGCAAATTCATGACTATGACCTTTCTGATGATCATAAAGAACTTGACGAACTTCTAGTGCAGATCGAAAGTCCATTTCCATTTTAATTGTTACTTTTTTTTGTTTTTGTTTAGTCATCGGTCATCAGCAGCACGGTTTTCAGAGAAATAAACATCAAAAGTACCTTCTGGATATCGTTTCAGAAGTTTTTGAACATTGCGAGCAACAACATCATCAACACTCACATTTAGTGCCATACAGGCTTGAGCAACATACCACATAATATCACCAAGTTCGATAATCAGATGCTCACGATTATCTTCGTTATATGGTTTCCCTTGGAATACCATTTTCTTTACAATTTCCATAAACTCACCACCTTCAGCATTAATACCAACAGCAGCAGTAAGAAGTCGTTCAATATTTGCACCTTTTTCGTCAAGTGCCACTAGTCGTTCGGAAAGAGCAAGAAATTCTTTAGATGCATCAGATGTTACAGCATCTACGAATTCAGCATACTTATCAAAATCAACGTGTTTTGCAGTTTCCATTAAAATTTAAATCCTCCAAATTTATTTTTAAATGATTGGGGTTGTTCTTCATCATCATACTCCCCATTGTCTTTATTGTCAAGTAGGTCTTTTTGTGCAGATTGCTCACAATCATAAAGACGCATCTTTGCACGGTCAATTCCAAGAACAAATCGTTTATAGATTGTTGGGTCATTATAACGGTTCTTAAGTTGTTTTACCATAATCTGCCCAAGTTCCTCCAACTCTTCAGTGCTAATAAGGGCAAACATAAAATCAGCAGTAGCAGGGAGACCAAAGGACTCACTAGTGTCAGTAAGTTCAACGTCAGAAGAACCAAAACCACTACGGGTAGTCTGGGTAGCAGAGACAATGGGAACATCGAATTCCACTGCCAGTCCGCGAAGTTCCTCAGCAATTGCCTTGATATATGAATAAGAATTAATATTGCTGTTTCCCCTATACCTAGAGGAAGCACAAATATTAAGGTAGTCAATGAAAATAATATCAGGTCTAAATGACTTCTTAAGTGCAAGTTCATTAAGAAGTGCCTTAAAGTGTCCACTATGAGCAGATGCAGTTGGATATTCTTTAATAATGAGAGAACCTTGCGTTTTCTTTGCTAGGTTCTTTACTTTACTTTCAAAAGTATTTTTAGATAAACCAAATAGGTCTTGAATATTTACATTCAATAAGTTTGCGTCAATTCGTTCAGCAATTTTCTCTTCTGCCATTTCCATTGTAATGTAGAGAACGTTCCGTCCTTGGAGCAAGACGGAGCTAGCCACATGGCACATGAATAGAGATTTCCCGACACCCGTACCAGCAAGAGCGATGTTAAGAGTCTTGTTAGGGAGACCACCTTTCGTGATTTTATTAAAGTATTCAAGATCAAATTCAATTTTATTCTCCTTTTTGTGTAGTTTTTCGTATCGTTCTTCATAGTCTTCAATGTAATCATGACCTACATGATTATCAAATGAAACTGCCAATGCTTCAGAAAGAATATGGGGAATGGCATCCCTACCTTTCTTCTCATTGTCACCATCAGCAATTTGAATTGACTCCATTAGAGCAAGATAAATTGCCCTATCACGACACCATTTTTCAGTAGTATCAGATAACCAAGTTTTATCTGATGGTGAATCATCCAGTTCAGAAATAATTTGCCTAACTGTTTTTACTTCAGTCTCATTTAAATCTCTACGATTATCAATTTCAATATGAAGTGCCTCTTTAGTAATAGAAGTTCCATATTTTACAATGAAGTTTGAAATTTCTTCAAATAAAACTCTCTCAGTTTTTTCATTGAAATATTCCCCCTTAATAAAGGGAATTACTTTTCTTGAATAATCTTCATTATAGATTAAACTTTTTAAGATAGTAGTTTCTACTCGTTGCATCATGGTAAAAGGAATTGTTTTACTTTAGGCAAATCAAAAATAATTTGTGGAAGATTTTCTATTGGATATTTTTTAAGTATAAAATTTGTATCTCCCCCTGGAGATATTTGCCCTTCATACATTTCATACTGTAGCAAAAATTCCTTCATCTGTCCATTACTGTAATTGGTATATTTTAAAAACTCCAAATCTTGGTCATGATGACAGAATGATTGGGATTTCATTAGTCTATTCGTATTATCTCCCATCCAACTAAAATGCCATCCCAAATCAGACATTCTATATCCATTTTCATATGCCCAAACAATAGGATATGGATTATAGATATTTGCCCTAATATGAGTCAAACTAGTTTTCTGCATATGAGATTTCAAACAAACAAATAGTGAATAACACCATTCCCTAGGTGTATTTGGACTATTTGTATAGTATGCTCTCATATCAGCCCTACCTTCAAGTTGAACTAAATCCAATTTGAATATTTTGTCTGGGTTATTTAAAGCACACTCACGATGCAACTCGATATATTTTGGATTTATAATTTCGTCACAATCACCGATGATAAAAATTGTATCGTCCTCAAATTCATTTGTTTCCAAACATTTTGAGATTGCATCTCTTTGCAGTCTTTCTCTAGAAGAGTGAACCTTTTCAACTCCCCAATGCAATTCATATTCCGTCAATGGAGGAAGAATTTCTTGAGATAAATCTAATTCTATTACCTCAATCTTTTCTTTGGGAAGATTAAGTTTGTCGATTGTTTCTTTTAATGTATATTCTTTTGGTTCTCCACTATGAGTGTAATTTGCATCAACAATGACAAATTTATCAACATAATTTTCTAAAAGTTTAACTCTCAATTCAAGAATTTCCTTTTCATTAAAATAAGGAAAACAATCAACTACTTTATGCATTTTATTTGTAATGTAAATATGTGCTCATGATGTACTTCTCATTGCTTATTGGTGGATGACCTTTATGAGGATACATCCACAAAGGGGGAAAGACAACCAATCTACCAGTTTTTGGTTGTATGGTCAAATCTCTAAAAGTAGTTTGCCCTCCCTCAGTAACATCATTTAAATAAAGCAAAAAAGAAAGATATCTTCTAGAAGAAGAATAATCTTTAACATCTACATGAGTGTCAAATAATTCTTCACCATTGTTGTTATACTTTTTGATTCTAAATTGCTCAAAAGTATTTTCTTCTGGAAAACATCTTGAATCAATATACTCATAGTAAAGACTTTTGTGCTCAACGATTTTTTTTAAAACTTTACTATGAAGTTCCGTTTTTTTAGTTTTATTGGATATTTCAGTAAAATTTAATTGTGTAAATGAAGGGCACTTATCAGTATCAATTTTTTCGTGATAATCAGAATTATCTTCAAAGAAAGATATTACTGATTTGCATATGTCTTCCGATAGTACATCATCATAAACACAAATTAGATCATTAAGTTCAATTGCCATAACTAAATTCTTGATTGGCAATTTCATCAAGTTTTTGCATTACTTCTTCAGTGAAGTATTCTTCAGGATTTGCTAGGATTTGTTTTGCGTAGATTTTTTTACCATCCATTTCATAACGTCCTGCAACGTTCTTCCAAAGTCCTCCAATTTCTCCAAGTTCCAATAACCCATAATATCTGTCCAGTCCTCTCTCATCATAGTAGAGACGTACTTCCACATCTTTGTTCTCCTTACTTAAACGTGATTTAGCAGTCTTTGCCTTGATAATATTTCCAACGACTTCCGTTCCATCCTTTTCCTTCTTCTTACTAAGATAGATGATAG